GAGTGCCTTGGAGTTAATATTGTTGAGGGCTTTATTTGAACCTGTGTTCCATGCCATAATTATTCAAGACCTAACAAGAATCCGACTATTCCACATGCCAAACCTGCGACTATCAATCCAGCTGGAGGGAATATGAAACCAGCACCGATTGCTGTTAATAGTATAAATGACAGCATTAAAAAATTAGCGATATAACTACGGTTTATTAAAACAAGCCTGAGTCTTGCAAATATTCTTTTCATGCGCACCGTCCTACATTACCCGATTAGTGTGTTCTAATCTAGAACAACAATTTTTATTTGGAGATTAAATGCCTGACTGGGGTGAAATTCTTGAATACCTCGAACCGAAGGAGCCTTTGTATTGTCCTGAAGAAGGTTCACTTAATCAGCGAGCATTTCTAAGATACTACGGATTAGAAGCATTATTCGGTGGTGCTGCTGGTGGTGGTAAGTCTTCAGCCTTATTAATGGCTGCCCTTCAGTATGTTGATGTCCCTGGTTACTCAGCAATTCTTTTCCGTCGAACATTTGCCGACTTGTCACTCCCTGGTGCTCTTATGGACCGCTTTAAGTCTTGGGTTTCCAATTATGACGATGTTCATTGGAATAACAACAGCTTTCAAGCCACATTCCCATCGGGGGCAAGAATTTCTTTCGGTTATTTAAATAACGTCGGTGACTATCTTCGTTACAAGGGTTCTGAGTTCCAATTCATTGGAATGGACGAGGTGACCGAAATTCGAGAATCTGACTATCGCTACCTCTTCTCCCGTTTGCGTCGTCCTGCTGGTGGTCCACTTTCTCAGGTTCCTTTGAGAATGCGTTCTGCATCAAACCCTGCCCCTAATTGGGTTAGACAGCGTTTCATCGTTGAGGGAAAGAGCGAGGGAAGAATTTTCGTCCCTTCAAGACTGACGGATAACCCTGGAATTGATGCTGAGTCATATCGCCAAGCACTATCTGCCCTTGACCCTGTGGAAAGAAGAAGACTTGAAGAAGGAGACTGGTGGGCTACGACCCTAGGAAGCCTCTTTGACCGTACTGCAATGGTCATTCTTGATGAAAATGAAATTCCCCAAATAACTTCAGCGGCACGAGTTGTGAGATTCTGGGACTTGGCAGCCACAGAGCCATCTCCAACAAACCCGAACCCTGACTGGACGGTTGGAACATTGATGATGTTTGACCACGGCATTGCTTATGTACTTGATGTGAAGCGAGCCAGAGTTAGGGGTGAGAAGGTTGAAGCTCTTATTTCCCAGACAGCATACGAAGATGGAAAGATGGTGGCGGTCAGAATGGAACAAGAGCCTGGTTCATCGGGCAAGGCTCTCGTTGACCAATATGCAAGGTATGTCCTGCCTGGCTACGACTTTCAAGGCTTGCGCTCAACTGGTGACAAGTTGACAAGAGCAAGACCATTTGCTGCCGCTGTAGCGAATGGGAACGTGCGATTACTGCGAGGCGCTTGGCTTACTGCATGGCTTGATGAACTTTCATCATTTCCTGAAGCCGCTGACCATGATGACCAAGTGGACTCTGCAGTAGGGGCATTCACACATTTAACTGGTCTGGGGTTGCCACAGCGCAAAAGAATCAGTATCATCGCTTAGGTACTGATATCTAACATTACTAAGGAGCGATATGGACTTGCGTCAAGCAGTTGCCGAACTGGGCAAAGCAGTGACAGAACTAAACGACATCATTGAAAAGCAATTTGATGGTTCGGAGTCTGACCAAGCAAGATTCAATGAATTTGCAGAAGCACTCATTGACCTGCATTCAGTCAAAGCTGAACTGAAAGTTGTATACGACTCATTTGCTTGGAAGGTTCAACCAAGGATTGATGACTACGAGCCATTAACCCTTGAAAATGGACTTATTGAAAAGAGTTACAACACTCGTCGAACTGGCTGGCAGCACAAAGACCTTGCCAGTGCAGTTGCACAAAGGATTTCATCAATGTCTATTGATATGGATACTGGTGAAGTAAAAGCAACCACTGAAGAAATGATTACAAAACTTCTGGATTTCATCCAACCTAACTATTGGAAAGTTGGGGAACTAAGAAAAATTGGATTGAATGCAGATAACTACTGTCAAACCGGCGATACAAGAATAAGCCTTATTATCCGAAAGGGAAAGCAAGAGGAATCAAATGACTACGACGAATAATACCTACCAAAACCTAAGTGAACCATTTCCACAGGAGATGGAGCGAACCCTCAATAAAGGTGGAGCGAACCTTACCTACATTCCTGTAAGTGAAGTAATCAACCGTATGAACAAAGTTCTTGGCGTTGAAAACTGGTCATTTACTGTCACATCTTGGCAACAACTTGGAACATCAATTGTTGCTCATGTAAGAGTGATTGCAACCATTGACGACACTTCTGTAACACGCGATGGTGTTGGTGGACAGAAAATCAAGATGAATAAACAGGGCGAGCCTGTTGACATTGGTGATGAGGTTAAAGGTGCTGTTTCCGATGCACTCAAGAAAGCAGTACAAACACTTGGTGTTGGTCTCTATCTTGCACGAAGTGAAGATGCAATGGAGATTGAACAAGTAATGGATGCACCTGCTCCATCAGAAGAAGAAGTTGCAAATTTCAACAAACTTGTTGGCATTACAAAGACATTTTCTGACACACAGAAGCAAACACTTAATTCACGTTGGTTGACAATTGCTGGAGACACACCAAAGCCTCGCAAGGCTGGAGATGTTCCTGCTGAATTGCTGGAGAAACTATTAACCGAAGCCGTGTCAGTATCTTTCAATGCAACTCCCGCCTGATAGTGATGGGCCGCTGACACCGCCCGAATACTTATCAGCATCATCAATTGCAACTTGGAAACAATGTCCATTGAGGTACAAACTCAGTCGCATTGACAAGATTCCAGAGGGAACCAGCGAAGCTTTGCTTATGGGTTCTTTCGTGCATGAGGTTCTTGAACATCTATATAAGCGACCAGCAGAAGAAAGAACTTTGCTAAATGCAAAACAAATTTCTTCTTTTTTGTGGACTGCTAATAATTGGCAAGAACAGGTTGAGCAAATAATCCACACTGATACAGGTATCCGTCAATTCAGATGGAACTCGTGGTGGTGTATCGAGAATCTTTGGATTATTGAAGACCCAATGCACGTTGAACCCAGCGGAGTTGAAAATGAAGTTGGTGGAGAGATTGCAACTGGTGTAGTTCTAAAAGGATTCATTGACCGTTACTCAATCTCTGAAAATGGTGGATTGAAAATTACTGACTACAAAACCGGCAAGGCACCAAAAATGAAAAAGTGGCTTGAGGAAAAGTGGTATCAACTTTCAATATATGCAATGCTTCTTGGTGAGCAATTACAGAAACCTATTGACGAACTTGAATTGATATTCCTAAAAGAGGCTGTAAAATTTACTCATAAGCCAACTGCAGATGATATTGAGGAAGTTAAACAAGACATCATTAAGACACACAAAGAAATAGCAACTGCGTGTGCGAGTGCTGAGTTTGAAGCAAAAGTGGGAAAACTTTGCGACTGGTGTTCGTACCAAGGAATATGCCCAGCATGGGTGGGAAAACAAAGAGGTAAAAGATGGTAATTGACAACGAAACATTTGCAAAAATGGTTGCTGAGGAAGTTAAGAACAAACTGTCTCCAGCGCAACGCAATATCCTTCTTGAGCAACATAATTGGGAAAAGTGGCAGACGGCATTGGTTGCATTAGCAGAAAATCTAAACAGCCAAATTGAGACGATTGATGCTGACTCTGCTGCTGATACGCAACGCTATTCATCATTCGGTGCTGACGGAACCAAACTTATTGAAGCATCTGAAACCGCTTACACAAATCGCAAGAGGAAGATTGAGCGATTCAAATTTCATGTTGAGCGCCGTCTTGATGATGTAACAAAGATGATTGAGACTGGTGCTGTTGCCGAGAGCAATGGATGGGAAGAGGTTTCTTTCTATCGCAGGGCGATTGTCCAGCATCGACTTATGCTTCAGGAGTTTGACCTTGAGGAAACATCAATTGACAGAGCTCTTTGGGCCGCACTTGATAAGAGATGG